CTCTTATATCGCATCGATATTTAAAATTCTTATTACGATTCTTAATAATCGTATTTCCAACAATTTAATTTGAGGACAAACAATTATGGCAACAAACAGAGATTTGTTAAAGGAAGCTATTGCTGACGCTAAAGCTGTTAAAGAAACTGCTATCGCAAACGCAAAAGCTGCTCTAGAAGAGCAATTCAGCCCCTATCTGAAAGAAAAGTTAGCTGCAAAGTTAGCTGAAATGGATGAAATGGATGAAGCTGAAGACAAGATGGACGAAGCCAAAAAGGAAGTCGAAGAAGTTAAAGACATGGATGAAGCTAAACACATGAAAGACAAAGAAGACATGAAAGAAGCTGATGACAAAGAAGGGTACGAAGGCCAAATGGGCAAGAAAAAACTTGGTACTAAAGAAATGTCAGAAGGTGACGATATGGAAGAAGGTTACGACATGGATGAAGCTGAAGACTTGGACGAAATGGATTTAGACGAACTTTTAGCTGAGTTAGACAAGGAACTTTCCGAAGGTGAGAAAGAAGACATGGATGAAGGTAAAGAAAAGGATGACATGAATGAAGATGCTCGTACTGATGCTGAAGAAGAGGGTTACCTCGACGGAGAAAAAGACGAGAAAGAAGACATGGAAGACGAAGAAATTGACCTTGACGATATGTCAGAAGAGGATCTTAAGAAGTTCATTGAAGACGTAATCGAAGATATGGTTTCAGCTGGCGAATTAGAAGCTGGTGAATCATTCGAAGATGATGTAGACGTTGAAGTTGACGTAGACGGTGAAATCGAAGTTGAAGACGACGAAGAAACTGCTGTTGATGAAAACGCAAGAACAGATGCTGAAGAAGAAGGCTATGAGGATGGTTTCAAAGATGCTAAGGCAGATATGAAAGACAAACTCAAAGACATGAAAGTTTCTGAAGCTGAAAAAGAAATGGAAGAAATGAAGAAAGAAGTAGACGAATTGAAAAAAGAACTTCACGAAGTGAACCTTTTAAATTCTAAACTACTTTATGTAAACAAAATCTTCCGCGGTAAAAATTTGACTGAAAACCAAAAAGCAAAGGTATTAGGTGCATTCGACAAAGCAACTACCGTAGCAGAAGTTAAACTCGTATTTGAAACATTAAACGAAGGTTTAACCACAGCAAAAGCTGCTATTAAAGAAAATTTAGGTAGAGCTTCTAAACCAATGGGTGTAGCTACTAAAAAACCAATCATGGAGGTAAATAGTCAAGTTGCAAGATGGCAAAAACTTGCCGGAATTAAATAAGTATAACCCTTAAATTGATAATTTAAAAATGTCACAAGTAAATCAATTATTAGAGTCTGCAGCTGGTTCATGGAAGAACTTGCAATCAGACGCAGCTAGATTAGCCGGAAAATGGGCTAAAACTGGCTTATTGGAAGGCTTGGATGAAATCAACAAAAACAATATGTCTTTGTTGCTTGAAAACCAAGCTAAGCAGTTGGTTGTTGAAACCAACACTATCGCTACTAACTCATCTTTCACTTCAGGTACTGAAGGTGAAAACTGGGCTGGTATCGCTTTACCATTGGTAAGAAAAGTATTCGGTAGCATCGTAGCTAAAGAATTCGTTTCTGTTCAACCAATGAACTTACCTTCAGGTCTAGTGTTCTTCTTAGATTTCCAATACGGAAACGCTAAGAATCCTTTCGCTGTAGGTGATTCTTTGTATGGTGATCGTAACGCATCAGGTCAATTCCCATTCTCAACTCCTGCTCCAGAAGGTGGTTTGTATGGTGCTGGTCGTTTCGCTTACTCAACTAACCAATTTTCAGCTTCTTCTGCTGGTGTAGTAACTACAGCTTCTAACGAAGATATTGACTTCAACAATGGTGTAGCTGGAAATAACCTTTATTCTGCTTCAGTTGAAGCTGGTGAAATTAAAAAAGTAGTAATTAACTCAGCTACTTCTACTTTACCTGCTATGGATAAAGAGGGTGCTAGAGCATTTATCTTACACTCAGGTTCAATTGCTGCTAGTGATAACTTACAGTTTGCTACTACTTTCGATAACGCTGCTGATACATTAACATTCTACGTTTCTGCATCATCTGCTGAAATCGCACTTTCAGGAGCATTTGTAATTGATTACAACAAAGAAACATCTGATGACACAAGAGGTGATTTTGAAGCTGATCAAACATTACCTGGATTCGCATCTCCTAACGCTGCTTCTGCAACTAACATCGTTATTCCAGAAATCAACGTTAAAATGCAATCTCAAGCAATTACTGCTAAGACTAAAAAATTAAGAGCTGTTTGGACTCCTGAATTCGCTCAAGATTTAGCTGCTTACCAGAACATCGATGCTGAAGCTGAATTGACTAACATTATGAGTGAGTACATTTCAATGGAAATTGATTTGGAAATCTTAGATATGTT